CGCCCGTGCGCTTCATCACGACGGCGATGGTGTAAGTGTTGACTCCCGTGATATTGCTGCCAAGCGTCAATGAATTGGCCACGCCGTCAAACCGCAACACGTTCCGGCCATTCAGCCCATTGGCTCCCGTCTTGAGTGTCGGACGTGCCGACCCCGCTGCCGTGCCGTTGTTGCCCGCGATGGAATCCGTCAACGTCGCAATCAAGTCCCCATCACTGCCCGTGCTCGGAGCCGTCCAGCGGTTCGTCAAACCCGCAGGCAATGCCGGCACTCCGCTGCCGCTCGAAAGCGGAGACAACAACGTGTTGGAAAGTGACAGCATCATACGATCAAGCTGATTTCTTGTAAGCGCGGACCTTGCCGCCGGAGAGCGTGAAAGCGGTGATCCCGAGTCCGTTGTAAAGGATGGTGCCCGCAGGGACTTCAAAGCCTGTCATCGCATCCCCTGAATCTCCATTTTCCGTGAAGGTGGTGAAAGTGGCGGCGGCGAGGACTTGCACCGCATAGAAGTTTCCCGTCACCGCCGTGGTGCCGGTTTCGATGACGACGCCGTTGCCAGCGCCTGCGTTTCCAGAAATGTCGATGATCATAGCGTGTGGGAGTGAGTGGTTGTTACCGGCGGCGTTCGTAGCGCTGGGCCATCTGGCCGAGCAGCACGTTGAGTTGTTCAGAGATCAGGGTGAGCTGGGTTTGTGTCTGGCCTGCGGTGCCTTTGAGCGCGGCGGCCACGGCACTGCGCACCGGCAGATTCAGGAAGGCGGGAATTTTGAGCACCACCCATTTGGCCGCCGCCAGATCCGTGGCAAAGGTGCCGCTGGTATGGGCGGTGGCGCAGTAGTAAGCATCGTTCGTTTGCAGCCGCACATCTCCGACGACATAGGCGGTGGCCGTCGCCCAGGCGGTGTTCACAAACACGGGCGGAGCTTCGATGTGCTCGACGTAAAGACTGGCGGCGCTGCTGTCACGAATGACGATGGAGCTGCCCACCTCGTCATAGTTCACCGGCAGCGGGTTCACGCTGGTGTAGGGGTGGTTTGTGGTCACACCCAGAATGCGCTGCGCCCCCCAGTAACCGCTGCCGACGGCATCACGGTCAATGGCCTGGCTCGTGACCGTTTCCGTGCTCACGGTCTTGAGTTCCGGCCAGCCGGAATCCAGCCAGCCATAAGCGAGGTCGAGCGCTTGATTGATGAAGCTCGTTACCGTCGCCAGATAGGTGGTATCGGACACACCACTGCGGCCCACATCCTCGCAGATGCCATCCCGAAGGGTCTTGAAGGCAACGCCTCTCATGCGGCCACCCCCATGCCATACTTGGTGCCCGCCACGATCTGCGGCGCGGCCCGTTCCCGCTCCGGCGTCCAGCCGCTCACGGGGTTGAGGGCTTGATACTTCACCGTGGCGTGCGTGTTTTCCTTGGCGTAGTCACGGCGAAACTCTTCTTCCTTCCACACGTTGTCACAGCCCAGCTCGGTGCGGCCTTTGTTCATCCAGTAGAAATAAGATTCAGGGGACAGGCTCATTTCCACGCGGCCAAGTCCTTCCACCCCGCCGCTGCGGGCATGGGGCACGGAGCTGCGGGAACGCTCGCGCTGCTCCGCCTGAAACTTCTGCAATTCCCACCCGCGCCGAAATTCACGCTCCACGGCCTGGGCCAAAGCGGGGCCGCCTTGCGCCATCAGGTCTGCCATGAACTCTTCGGTGTCGAACATACGGGAAACGGTGGGTGAAACTCTGCCCTGCGCCTGCCGCCGTCCCGCGTGAGCGAAACGACGGCAGGTTTATGGGCTTGGTTTTGCCGGGGCAAACCGGCAAATGGTTTTAGATCAGGTCGTCGATGTCCACGATGCCGAGGAACACTTCGGCCACGCCAGCGGTGATATCGCTGAGGGCTCCGGTGGCGGACTGGCTCGTGAAGCGAACCACCAGCACATCGCTGGCAACGCCCACGGTCCCGGCTTCGGTGACAGGCTCCGCGCCCTGGCTGCCGATGAGGACAGCGGCGGTCTTGGCGTCCTGCGCGTCGATGAAGTTGTCCGGGTCGCCATCGGTGCCGACTTGGATCGTCAGCGTGCCGGTGGTGGCAAACGCGGTGGCGATGTTGACGGCGGCCTTGTCGATCAGGAACTTCGTCGGGGTAGAGCCGAGCGTCACCGTCGCGGTATCGCCCTGCGTTGTCCAGGTGGAGGTGTTGATGACATCGAACGGAATGCGGAAACGGTGCGTGAAGCCCGTCTGGCGCGTGGTTTCGGCGCTGAGGCGCTCGATCTTGACGCCATTGCTGGCGCTGCTTGCGGTGGCAAGGGTTACTGCTTGGTCAGCCATAGTGGTATCTTTCTAAAAGGGTGTTGAGTGTGTGGGTTTGAATGGCGGGCGGTTCATCACCGCCCGCCGTCACAGGGTTTAGCTGTCGGCAGAGGCGGCGAATTTCGCGAGGCCCAGCGGGTTCTTGACCACAAGGCCAAAGATCGCGGAGATCACGCCACGGGGGCCGCCGTCGAGATCCGGCAGCGGTTTGTATTTCCACTGCTTGTTGAAGCGCAGCTCCGTCATCGTGGTGTCGATGGCGTAGCCACGGCGGGCGTCGGCGGTGCCTGCGGAGACGTTGAGCCAGTTGCTCAACACCAGGTCATAGGTGCCGAAGTCGCCGGTGAAGGACTCGATGTTGTCCACGTAGCGGTTTTCATCGCCGCGATTCGTGCGCAGAATGGCCGTGTAGTTGGACACGGTGGGCTGGTAACCGACCATGGCGGTGATGCGGGCCTTGAGCGAGGTGCCGCAGACGAACATGAAGGTGTTGCGCTTGCCGGTCTGCGCATACTGGGACTTCATGACGTTGTTCACGACTTCGCGGGTCACGCTGGCAAGCGCGGTGGCGTCGATGCTGGCGGAGGGCGTGCGGAAATCGCTGTCCACCGGAAGCACCGCCTGGGCGCTGGAGAGAATCCACTTGCCGAGGCCACGGGTCTTGTAGGGCACCGTGCCGTTGTCGGCCTGCGTTTCGTTGTCGGAGCCGATGATGGATTCCACATCGCGTTTGCACTCGATGGTCTTCTTGGCGATGGCACCGGCCATCTCGGAAGCGAGGCCGGCCACGTCGGACACGTCTTCAGCCATCTCCGTCACCATCGGGGTGCGGCGGACTTTCTGAACGTAGTTTTCGAGGCGGGCGCGGTTCTCGGCGGCGTCTTCGTAGGTGGAGACATCGGCACCATCCACCACACCATCGGTGTTCGGAGCGGCGTAGGCGTCGGCCTGCCAGCTCATCTTGGTGTTGGTGGGTTTCTTCCCCTTCGGGATGGCGGAGAGCAAAGGGTAATCCTTCGCGTCGATGTTGTAGATGGCATCGGCGAGGTCTTCGCGTTTGCCGACTTGGGAGCGTTCAAAGGTTGCGGGCATGATGGGTTCCTTTCAGGAATGGATGGAATGTTTCAGGGTGTGGCCTTGCGGCCGGGTGTGGTTTCACCGCCTGAGTTCCGTTCCCGAACTGCGCCCCGTTTAGACTGCTTCTGCTCCGATCAGTGCCATGCTTTTCTGGGCCAGGCTCATCGCCCAGTCCATGCCGGTAGCTTTCGGTGCAGTGCTCTCCTTGCGGGCCGCTGGCCTTGGCGTGGGAGACGGTGGCAACGGCGCGGCCTTGGGCTTTGATCCGCCTGCAGTGGCTTGCACCTTCGGCTTGCGGGTGAGTTCGTATTCGCCGGACTCGATCAAGCTCGCCACCGCCAGCCGCCCCAACAACAAAGCGCGGGCGGGGGATGTCTTGATTTCCGGAAATTCGTTCTCCAGGGTCTTCACCAGCGCGTGGCGCGGGCTTTCAGCATTGAGGACAAAAGGATATTTCACCTTCGCCTCCGCCGTGGCCTGCGTTTCGCGCTGCTCGCGTGCTTTCAGCATGTCGCGCACCTTGCCGGTTTGCTTCATCTGATTACGCACGTTGCGCCGGTAGTCCCGCACCTGCTGGGGAGTGTATTCCACTTCCTCGCCCGCTGCGTTCTTGCCGATGTAACCCTCTTCCACATGATCTTCAGCCCACTCCAAAGCGGCTTCAAGATTGCTGTCGAGCGCGTCCAGGTCGGACACGGATTTCACGCCTTCAAATCCTGCGGGCAGTCCGTGGTTCACGGTGCTCACATTCTTCATCTGCGCTTCCATCTCCTGAATCTTGTTCAGCTTCTCATCCAGTTCTGCCTTCAGTTTCCGGTTGGCTTCACGGGTTTTGAAATTGTCCTTCTCCAGGGCCTTGAGCTTCTTGATCTGCTCCTTCGTGGCCTCGCCGCTTTCACCGTCTTCCTCGCCTTCCGCGTCCTCGGATTCAGCCGTCACGTCGGATTCCGCGTCTTCGTCATCGGGCAGGATGGATTTTGATTCCGGCGTGTCGCCGTCCTCGTCATCGCTGCCTTCATCGGTGTCTGCAAGATCCTCCGCATCGTCGTCCTCGTCGGGCTGGGAAGCCTTCGGTTTCGGTTTGGCGGTCTGCTGAGTGGCGGCGGATTTCTCCCGCGCCTTCTCCGGCACGCCCGGCAGTTGCTCCGCTTCCTGTTGCGCCTGAACATGCGCCGCAACCGTGTCGCGGGCCAGCACATCGGCGAAACTCAAGCCAAAGCCTGTCGTCGTATCCTTGG